GTTGCCTCAGTGCAGATGTTGCACTCGAATGTCTACGATGACACGTACACGGTTGATGATAGCGGTGGCACTCTACTGAGCCTCGACCTATCGGATGCAACCTGCTATCTCTTGGTGAAGGCGAACGGTTGGTCAACCTTCGATGTGGCAGCACAGATGATTGAGGTTGGTGATGGCACCAACAACATCGGTTATGCAACTGGTGGGTCTGATGCCACTGGTGTGCCACTCCAGAAGCAGTTCTACGCAATCAAGCTGGATATAACAGATGCTGACGCTACTCCCGGCGCTGCTGATGTCGGTCATCATGTGTTCGGTGGCACAGAGGGGAGCATTGATTTCACCACAATCACTCGTGTTGGCTACGGCTCAATTCACTCAGCCAAGGCACAGGGTAACGTGGCAAATACATGGCTAGATGCCATCTGCTACATCGCCAATGGCTCGTATGCCCTGACCATCAACGGTGGCACGTCAGGTACACCTGAGACGACATCAGATGTGGTCGGTGATGATGAGGGTGGCACACTCACCGGGCTGAACTTTGGTGGCTTGATCAGTAACCCTGCTGCTTCACAGTTCTACTTCGTTGGTCCGACAGAGTGGGGCAACAGTGCAGCGGTAGCAGACACGTACAACCTTGTTGAAGGCGAGCAATGGTACTGGGTTGGTGACAACCTTGGTGGACGTGCAGTCGGCGCTACTCACTTCCCCTTCCGCATCGTAGGCAACGGCACAGACACGACAGACATCGAGTGGACCAACCTCGTTATCGTGAACACTGGACAACGTGCTGAGTTCACTGTCGGTGACACTGACTGCGACATCAGGTGGCTCAGTGTAGGTCTCACTGATGTTGGAGCAATCACACATACATCAGCAGCAGCTGGTCGCACCTTCGATGGTGTGACGTACAGCAACTGTGATCAGGTAGCACCGAACGCATGTAACGGCACTGACTGGACCTTCAATGGTTCCTTCAATGCAGACGGTGCGATGCTACTGGACACGGCAGGCGACTCGAACAACATCGCAGTTGCTGTGTTTACATCGGACGGCACCGGACACGCCATCGAGATCACTGTCGCTGGCACCTACGACCTCGATAACTTCACGTACATTGGATATGGTGCTGACGCATCATCTGATGCAGCCGTGTTCATCTCTGCCAATGTCGCAGTGACGCTCAATATTCAGAACGGTGGTGACACTCCCACGGTTCTTCACTCAGGCACAGCACCGACGATCAACAACGCTGTTGCAGTTACGATTAATGGTGTGGCAGAAGGAACATCATGCAAGGTCATTGCCAACGAGACATTAGGCACGATCACCGAGGGTGATGTGATCTTCGAGTTACTGGCTGATGATACTGGTACGGCACAGATTGTGGACTTCAACTATGAGGGTGCGTTCGGTGCAGGCATCGACGTACTTGTCAGGGCGCGGAACCAAGGTCTGTGTAATGCAGCCATCTCAGTAGATGATGTCTCTTACGGAGATGAGACGACCAATGCAAACTCAGCAGCAGCAGACGATATGACCCTATTGCCAGCTGTGCCAGTCGCTGTTGATGACGGTTACCTATTCGGTCACTCGGAACAGTTCGGACGCATTAAGCTAAACGTCTCGACAGCAGGCACTGGTGGCTTTGCAATTACATGGTCATACTGGGATGGAGGTGCTTTAGTCCCTCTCTCAGATGTTGTTGATGGCACCAGTGCATTGTCTGTGCTTGGGTCTAATATCATTAGCTATACAATTCCCGGCGACTGGGCTACGGTTGAGATTAACGGGCAAGGTCCGTTTTACTATATTGCCGCAGTGCTAGGGGCAGGAACAGTTACAGTAATACCCTTGGGCAGAAGTGCCACGCTAGACGTGACGCGCTATCTCCCCATACCACCATCGGGCGAACTCGTTCGCACCATAACAGCAGACGGTCTTACCGCTACGCTTAGTCAAGCCGTGGACTCCATAGCAAAGTTCGATCCACTTAATGATTAGGAGTAACACGCAATGACTACACTCAGCCTTCTAGGGGGTGATTTTGAAATCCTCTTTGATGATGAGACGGTAGGTGGCAACGCAGTAGCTGGCATGAGAATGGTCAGGCGAGCAGCAGGTGCGTCCACGACTGTCTATACATCGCTCCAGCTCTACTCAGCCGTCGCTGATGAAGCTGATGCGTTTCAGGCAATGGGATTCAGAAACCCCATGCTACCAACTACACCGAACGCATTTACCATGGAGAATCAATACTTCATTCCGCGTTCGACAACCGAGTTCCTGAAAGAAGGAACATTCACTTGTGACTGGACCAACATCATCTTGCCTGACACAAACGGCAACGGTGTTATCCGCAAGCCGTACACTGACACGACACCGTTCGTGAGTGGTGATATTGGCAGGCAGGTCACTGCATCGGCATCCACGGATACAGGTACGCTACTCGACTTTGAGAAAGAACCTGATGGCACGTTCATCCTGTGGATCAGACCTGATGTGTCTGGTGCGGGTGGTGATGAGTTCGATGACACCACAGGCACGATCAGTGTGACTGGTGACGGTGGTGCTGGCTCAGGATCACCTATCACTGGTGAGAGTGATGGCATCACGAAGTACACCGCCATCCAAGCGATTGGTTCCGTACCAACAGCCACTGAGGTGTACATCGCACAGGAGCGTATTAAGCTGGCGAACTCTATTGACGATACTGGTTTCCAGTTCTGGGCAACTGATCCAACGCTTGCTTTGGGTATCATCTCGGTACTCATCCGCACCAGAACGCAGGGTGTGGATATTGCTGACGAGGATTTGGAGGTCTTCGCTCGACGCTACACGTCCCTGTACGACAACTTCCGACTGAACGTCGCAGCAGGTGGGTTCTCCGCTCTGCCGCTGGCATCAGCACCTGACATCAACAACACGACTGGCTACTTTGCAGCAGTGTGGAGTAATGGTGGTGGCACCGAGATGTTTGTTGGTGATGTTCTCGACAACACTACTGGTGGCAAGACAGGTGGCTCTTACGTTGTAACCGCAGTCGCTGACTCAACCGGGACTGGTACGTTCGAGTACTACGAAGTGGGTGATCTCACTGCATTCGCCAATACCGATACCTTCACCAGTGCAAACCGTACAGGTGACATTAACGGCGCACCAACAGCAAATGTGGGTGGACCGACTGAGACAGGTGCAGGCAACGGTGGCACGGTGACTATTACCATCGGTCATGTGCTGGCTGATCATGATGGCTCAGGCGTGACCGAGCCGTACTCAGTCACCATTGATGCACAGGGTCCGGGTGGTAATGGGGTCGCAGTTGCAGATGTCTATGAGCGCATCAAGTATGTGACTCGACGTGGACAGGACAACTCGTTCTGGGACACGGTGTCTTGCACCATTCCGGGTGAGCAGTATCACGGTCTCGAAGCGCAGGTCTGGACGGTCACCGAGTCAGGCACCTTCTCGCAAGGTGATGACATCACCGGGCAGCTTGGCTACACGGCACGAGTGCTTGGTGTGAATGCCACAGCAGCTGGTGAAGACACGTTGCAGAACTACATCACAGTGACTGATCAGCAAACATCGCTCGATGGCATTGCTGATAATGACTTGCTGACTGACACCACTGGTGGTGACACGGTTAATGCCGACACTGGTGGGGCTGGTGGACCAATTGCCAACTTCCCATCATCCAACAAGGCATCTCCATTCGGCACCTTTACGGGTACTCAGTTGTTCGGAAGTCGCGGCATCCTGTACACAGGACAGCACGATGATGATACGCAGTCGTACACGCTGATTGATGACAACGGCGCTCAACGGGTTAGCCCGAACACAGTGTCGTTCATCGTCTCGAATACGCTGGCACTCGACAGGGTGTTGGTGGCTCGTGATACAGGTGTTGATGGCATCATCGACAAGGATCAGTTCGGAGGCATGGCGGCAACGTCAATCTCTGCAACAGCAATTGTTGTCGGTACTACGATTGATTCTGAGGTGCCGACCGCTGGTTACCTGAGAGTGGTTGCAGTCGATGAGCAGCAGGAACACAAGTACGAGTACGACAGTCACTCAACTACCACGTTCACGCTGCACCCAGTCACACCTAGTTCAACGACGACAGGCACGACAGATACATTACTCGAAGACTCGACCGCTGACTTTGTGACTGACGGTGTTACACCGGGGATGTTGATTCACTTTGCAACTGTTGGCAGCTCAACGTGGGAAGTGGTAAGCGTAACTGACCTCAATACGCTGGTGATCCTCCTCGTCTTCGGTGCTGGTGGTCTCGCTGATTCTGGCGAAGCGTACACCATCAACGAGACGATTCAGGCATACGACACTGGAGATGACATCTTCGACCTGATACTCGATACAGAGGCAACTGGCACGACAACCAGTAACACGTTCGTACAGTCCACACTGTTTGACACCGTGGTCAACGTACGACAAGGAAAGATCATTCTGCCATTCACACAGAACGCGGCAGTCACAGGAGCAGGTGGTGGAGCGACCGTTGTAAGACAACCGGATACCATTGCCGAGTAAGTAGGAGAGCAGGGGTATGAGTAAAGGCGTAGATAGCATCCGTATCAGGGGTAAGAGAGTTGAAGAGCTTCCCCTTGGTACGGGCAACGAAGCAAAGGCACAGATGCCGCTCGCTATTGAACAGGAGCGGCTGAATGCCATCGAGACGGTCAATGCGGAGTATCCATCGCACCGCATTGACTACTTGCGCTCTCGCATCACTGAGTGCGAAGAGAACAAGGACAGGATGCACACGACCATCGGTCAGCTCAACACGATGACCAGTGAATACAATGGTCAGATCAAGATGTGCGAACATCGTGACAACGAGATTTATAAGCTGAACAAGGGGCAGGGGTCTAACGGCATAACGATGGAAGTTCGTGATGCTGGCATTAAGGAACTGAAGAAGCAGTATCCAGCGTACGACGTGGCAGCCATGGAGCAGCAGATCGTGCAGAACGGTGAAGGCATCGGTCGCTGCAAGGATGTGATTGTCGCAGAGGACGCGAGCATCAAGGAGTTCACTGAAGTGCTGACGCTATGCAGGCAGCGCGACAAAGAGCTGAAGAAACTGGGAGCAGTAGCAGAAGGATCATGACCACACGCACGGACATCACGTATGACCTGAGACGATCCCCAAGGATCGCAGAGGTTGCCGCACCATCAATAGAATTGTTGTTGCAGGATTACGTCGATACCACACGTCCGTTCGAGTCATCTTTCAGAGCTATGTCGCACCCCTTCCTAGCCAGTGCAGGTGGCAAGGATGATCTTGGTGGTGGCAAGTTAGTTGACATCACCATGACGCAGGAAAACGTGAAGCTGGCGTTCGAGGCGCGTACCACACCTGCCGAAACTGGTCAGGTAACCACAGGCTCAGTTGCTCCATTACTTGGAGAGATTAGCTTCACTGATACTGGCGCTGACTTCACTGCTGGAAACGTGGCGCGTGGTTCATTGGTGATCAACTTCACAGACCGGAGTATTGCTGATGTGGTGTCGGTGGATTCTATTGACACACTGACCACGAAGACGCTGGTCAATGGCATCGACAACACCTTCGCTGTTGCTGACTTCTATCATGTCTTCAACGTCACACAGGTGGTGGTGCAGGGTGGCAACCTCTTAGCAGTGGATGATCTGGATGTCGTCACCAATGCGATACTACCGACTTCTTTCTCACAGGTCGTGGTAACGCTGTCGTCATCAGGAACGATCGCAGGCTTACCTGATCTGGAAGCTGATATAGCAGCCATCCTTGCACAGACCACAGCAGACGCTCAGGCAGCTGCGGTTTGGGATGCACTCATCTCAGCTCATGATGTCACCAGTTCATTCGGAGAGTTCGTCGTGCGTCGTTTGTTGACAGTCGCGAAGTTCTTCAGTCTACGAACATGAGTGTGATCCCACAAGCAATCGACCAGCACTCAGCCACAAGAATGTGGACACAGATTCAGGCTGAGGACATGAAGCGCGACCTTCGCAGCTTCATCGAGCAAGCGTGGCATGTTGTGGAACCCGGTAAGGAGTTCAAGGGTGGTTGGCACATCGATGCCATCTGTGAGCACCTCACCTACGTGTCGCTTGGTGATATCGATGATCTGGTGATCAACATCCCACCACGACACACGAAATCAACCTTGGTCGCAGTCATGTGGCCTGCATGGGAGTGGACATGGAATCCATCAATACAGTGGCTGTTTGCAACGTATGCTTCATCCCTGACGATTCGAGACAGCGTGAAGTGCCGCCGACTAATACAGTCACCGTGGTATCAGGAACATTTCGGGGATTGCTTTCAGTTGTCGAGCGACCTGAACCAGAAGGGGAGGTTCGACAACGATTACTATGGCTACAGGCTGGCAACGTCAGTCGGTGGCACTGCTACCGGGGAGGGTGGTGATCGTATCGTCGTAGATGACGCTCACAACATGAAGGAGATCAACTCCGATACCATCCGTGCAGGCGTGATCGACTGGTGGCGTGACACCATGTCAACACGTGGTAACGACATGAAGAAACTGGGTCGAGTGATCATTGCCCAGCGTGGTCACCATCAGGATTTACCGGGTCATGTGCTCTCGACTGGTGGGTGGGTGCACCTCAACCTTCCCGGCTACTTCGTACCAAAGACTCGCTGTATCACCAAGTCAAAGAAAGAGAGCAAGCGAATCATCCCGGCTGATCCTGAAATCTTCACCTTCGGTGACCATATACAGCCGCTACACAACGAACAGGTTATATTCTCTGACCCGCGTAAGTTGGAGAACGATTTACTGCAAGAGGATCGCTTCGGTCCTGATGAGATGCGTAAGCTCTCCATGGAGCTGACTGAGCGAGGCTTCGAGTCACAGATTCAGCAAAACCCTTCAGCCAAGGGCGGCAACATCATGAAGGAGCATCACTGGCGTGAGTGGGAAGAGCCAGAGCTGCCAGAGTTGTCCATGATCATCCAGTCCTACGACACCGCTTTTGAAGAGGACGAGGAGCACGACTACAGTGCCCGGACCACGTGGGGTGTGTTCGAGTACGAAGAGCGGCTCAATCGCAAACTACCATGGACTGCCCAGTACAAAGGACAGACACGACTGTGCCTGATCCTGCTGGAGCGACTGAACAAGCGTATGGAGTTCCCTGAGTTGCGCGAGAACGCAATGATGGCAGCTGAGCTATGGAAACCAGATAAGGTGCTGATCGAGAAGAAGGCATCCGGTCACTCTCTGGCGCAGGAGATGCGACGTGCGAATTTACCCGTCGCTCGAATAAAGGTCACTGACTCGAAGTTCGTGCGAGCGCACGCTGCCTCTCTTGTATTGGAACGTGGTTGCATCTTCTACGTGAAGCGCAACTGGGCACAAGAGGTCATCAGCCAGTGCGGTAATTTCCCGGCTGATGATCATGATGACATGGTGGATACAGTGACCATGGCAATGCTGTGGTTGAGGAAGAAGTGGAGTGCTGACTTCCTTGACGATGACGACGATAACGACAACCTGATGAACCACGTGAACAAACCAGTTCGCACTTACGGTGGTCAAAGAGGATAACCATGGCAACACGACCAGAAGATATGCAAGAACTTGGGCGAAGCCCGGAGATGCCAGAGATGGAGGACGAAGGCTTCTCTGGTAAGGTTGGTGGCGCACAGATAACACGTCGAGGCAACAGTGCCACGGTTGACTTCAATCCGGGCATGAGTCGTATGTCGCGAGACGACAGCGATGAGCACGCATCGAACATCATGTTCGACCTGTCGCGCACCGAGCTTCAGAAGTTGTCTAATGATGTGATCGAGTGGGTGGAGACTGATATCGAGTCTCGCAAGGACTGGGAACAGCGCATGGATCAAGCCATGGAGCTGCTGGGCCTGAACAACATCCCCATGGAAGAGCTGCCATTCGATGGTGCCTCTGCTGTGACGTACCCTCTCATCGGTGAAGCTGTGGTGCAGTTTCAGGCGCGTGCCATCGAAGAGATATTCCCATCCGAAGGACCAGTGAAGACGAAGATCGTTGGTGAGATTACCCGCGAGAAAGAAGAGCAGGCTGACCGCATCAAGAATCACATGAATTACCAGATTCTTGATCAGGACCGTAGCTACTTCTGGCAGGTGGACTCGATGCTTTTCTATCTGCCGCTGGGTGGTTCAGCATTCAAGAAGACGTACTGGGACAGCCTCAGCAACATGGTGGTGAGTCGTTACATTCCATCGACTGATTTCATCGTGCCGTACATCGCGACAGACCTTGCGTCCTCACCACGTTACACGCATCGCATGTTCAAGAACTCGACGGAGATGAAGAAGCTGTTCGAGTCTGGGTTCTGGGAGCCATTAGAGCTGCCCGACCTGACACCGTACGCAACAGACACTGGTGACGATCGCATTCGGGATCATGCTGATCAGGCTGACTCACGAACAGCTGACGTGCACACTGATGACAACGTGTACACCGTGCTTGAGTGTCACTGCGACTTAATGATCGACGCTGACCAAGAGCGCTACCAAAAGCAGTCACCACTGCCGTACATCGTCACCATCGAGCGTGAGACACGTGAGTGCCTATCCATCCGTCGCAACTGGAAGGAAGATGACCAGTTGATGCAAAAGCGCATCTGGTTCACGCACTACAAATACCTGCCGGGTCTGGGCTTCTACGGCTTTGGACTGTTGCATATGATTGGCAGTGTGGCTGAGGCAACCTCTGGTACGATCAGAGCGCTGCTCGATAGTGCTGCGTTCGCCAACATGCAGGGTGGCTACGTCTCCAACGATGCGAAGATGAAGCCGGGTGATGAACACATCACGCCGGGGCTGTACAAAGAAGTGAACATGTCAGCTGAGGAGCTGAACCGAGCCTTCTACACGCCACCATTCAAAGACCCATCACCAGCACTGGCTAAACTGTTCGAGGTCCTGCTTGGCGCAGGCAAGGCGTTCAGCAGCTCGACTGAAGTGCTGACAGGTGAGGCATCAAATACTGGTCCGGTGGGCACTACCATCGCGCTTATAGAGCAAGGCAGCAAGCCCTTATCTGCCATCCATCGTCGCCTTCACATGGCGGCAGCTGAAGAGTTCAAACTCCGAGCTGAACTCAACTATGAGTTTCTGCCGGACCAGTATCCATACAAGGTGGCAGACCCTGAGTCGGTAGTGCTGCGTGAGGACTACGATGGCAGAGTCGATGTCATTCCGATCAGTGACCCGAACATCTTCTCAAGCACTCAGAGGATCGCTCAGGGACAAGCGCTGATCGAGAGAGCAACACAAGCGCCAGACCTGTACAACCGCATGGAAGTAGAAGAGCGCTTCCTGAAGGCTATTCGCATACCTGATCCAGAGGGTGTGTTGCAGAAGAACGAGCCGCAGCGTGAAGACCCAGTGATGGAGAACATGAACATGCTTCAGGGGCAGTCAGCTCAGCCGTTCATCGACCAAGACCATGACGCACACATCAAGGTGCACATGAACTTTGTCAATGGTCTGCAACCAGAGGCACTTGAGCAGTTGGGACCGCTGATGCAAGCGCACATGGCGCAGCATTACTCGTTCAAGTATTTCGTGGAGATGCAGAGGAAGCTGGGTAACCAGTTACCGCAGCCGGGTCAGTTCGGACCAGATCAGCCAATGCCACCTGAGATAGAGCAGCAGATCGCACAGGCAGCAGCCATGGTTCCACAGATACAGATCATGGACCCTGAAGACAGCATGGACCCGGACGATGAGGTGCATGAGCGCGAGCAGGCGAGACTGGATGATGCCCACGACAGAGAGATGGCACGTCAGGATGAGCGCACCCTCGCAGAGATAGAACGTCAGGAGATGGCAGCGATGGATAAAGAACGTCGCGAAGACTTCATGGCAGGTCGTAAGGAGCAACGTGAAGCAAGAGCTAACGAAGCGAAGATCACAAGAGAAGATAAACTGGCAGCGGCAAAAGCTGCGACAACGAAAAAGGCACGACCGAGTGGCACAAGTTAAACCAAAAGATGTGCGTGCAGCACGCGAGTTCCTCCGCAAGAGAGGAGTTCGTGGTGTATCCCCTCGACAGTTCGCCCGTTCCGCTAATGAAACTGGCGCGTCATACCAAACACTGCTCGATAAACTGGCAGGTGTAGCAAGGAGAAAGATAGATGCAAGTGTCACTTAGACAATTTGTTGAAGATTTTCAGAAAGGATTACAACAGGCAGCTTTTACCGAGGCAGCAAAGCTCGGTAAGGGTCAATGCAAGGACTTTGAAGAGTACAAGAAGATAACCGGGATCATTGCTGGTTACGACCGGGCAGGAAGTCTGGCTAGTCAGATGTTGAAGGCAACGGAAGAGCCAGACGACGAAGGCGATAACTTACCGGAGATGAGTGATGAGTGAGGTCGCTTTCGTGAAGCCAAAGATCGATGCTGAGTTACCACTCACACCGATCGGATGGCGCGTGATCATTCGTCCATATGCGCCGCCCAAAGAATCTGCGGGTGGCATCATATATGGAGGTGATTCAATGGAGTCAGAAGAGTACCTGACGTATGTCGGTCAAATCGTAGCGATGGGTAACCTCTGCTACAAGGCTATCACGCGATCAGGCATTAATCTGGCAGACGTTGATCCTAAGCCGAAGATTGGTGATTGGATTATTTATGGCACCTATGGTGGGCAGAAGGTGATCATGAAGAACGGCGTGAAATATTTGTCGATGAACGACGATGGCATTATGGCTATCGTTGATGACCCGACTCAGTTCCGCGCATATATTTAACAGGGGTGAATGATGGCTATAGAAAACGAAATAGTTTTTGAAGACTTACACGGTATGCAGGAGAAAGAACCTGTTACTGTGGACTTGGACGCTGACACGAAAGACGACGGCATTCAGTTATCTCCCGATGCACAATCGGCAGATACTAATGACGGCAACGACGACAACCAGCAGTTCGATGGATTGCGATCCGCAGACGTTGAAGATGATTCAGCAGCCGATACGCAGGACACCGGGAAGCAGGATGCAAGTAATGCCAGTGACGATGACGACTACTCGAAGAAAGTTAAGTCGAGAATTCAACGCGCTACACGAGCAACGGCTAAGGAAAAACAGCGCGGTGATTACTGGGAGGAGCAGGCGACTCGTCTTGCTAAAGACTCCTACGATCGAGACAAGCGGAGCTTAGAGAAAACCGTCGAACAGGCTGGTGAGGGCATCACGCAAGTTCAGGCCGATCTCAAACAAGCTATTGAGGACGGTAAGACAGACGATCAGGTGCGACTCACGTCGCGGCTTACTGATCTGAAAGCTGACAAAGTGATGGCTCAAGCCAACCTCACAAACCTACCACTAGATGGTAATGTACAACCATTTGATGATAGAGTTACACCAACGAGTCGGAAAGACGCGGATACGGAAACGTCGAAGTGGATGGAAGACCAAGGTGATTGGTATAAACAAGACGGGTTTGAACGACAGACCCGTCTTGCCAATCGCCTTGATAAGGAAGTTTATGCAGACGGTTACGATCCTGATACGCCGCAGTATTTCAAAGAGTTAAACAAGCGTATTAAGGAGAGAGCACCGGAACTGTATGATGATTTAGAAGCTGGTGCCGATGACACCGACACCGGGAAGCGACGAGGCAAACCTGTTGTAGCTCCGGTCAGTGGCAATGAAACACGCCACCAGCGATCTAGTAGTAGCAAAGTTGAACTCGATGCGGAGGACTTCAGAACTATGCGGCAGTTTAATCTTGACCCGAACGACCCAGAGGTCTTGAGAGAGTTTGCACGTAATAAGCGAGAAGCCGAGCAAGGAGAGAAACGATGACTGCTAAGAAACCAGTAAGAAAAAAGGTAGCACCTAAACCAGCTGTTACCACCCATGGCGTAGACCATGGACACGAGACTCGTGTGGATGAGACCTCGGAGTACGATGCCACCCACCAACAAGCTGAAGCCCCATGGGTTCGACCGAGTTCGCTCGACGCACCCCCGGCTCAGGATGGAATGACCCAACGATGGGTCAGGAAGTCAATTCGAGGTGTGGACGATCCCAAGAATTTGAATCGCTCATGGCGTGAAGGATGGAGACCTCGGTCACCTGACACACTGTCTGAGGAGTGGCGCGTTTATGCCACTTTTGCGAATTCAGCTGAAGGGATGATTGTGGTGGATGATCTCATCTTGATGGAGATCGACTCTCGTGTCCTTATGAAGCGCAAGAAGTCGCTTGAGCAGCAAACAGCAGCTCAAATGTATGGCGTTGAACACGACCTAGAGTCGGCCCAGATAGCGGGTCATCCGATTGTGAAGGATCATAAAACATCGGTGACCCACCCTACACAGCGGGTACAACCCGTCGGGGTGGCTGACGATGAATGAGGTAATGTTCAATGCCAAATCTCGACGCACCTAACGGGTTTACTCCCGTTCGCCACCGCTCTGGTGGTCTCGTGCGATATACAGGTGGATTTTCAATCGCATCCGCTTTAGCGTCTGACATCTTCTTGGGTGATGCAGTAATCATGCACGCAACCCCGGCAGGTGACGGCAACAACATCGACGTATCCGGCACTGGTGGTCCGGTACTTGGCATTTTTGCCGGGTGCCAGTACACCGCTGCTAACGGTGATGTTGTATGGGCGAAACAATGGGTGAGCGGTACAGTCACTCTTGGTTCGGTCAATGCTGAAGCATTCGTGTACACCGACCTGAATATCGTTTTTTCCGTCCAACAGGATGGAGCTTTTGTCGCAGCTGACGTACATCTGTACGCTGATCTCGTCGCTGGGGCAGGCAATGCCGCAACCGGAGTTTCCGGTTTTTCGCTGGCTCAACCAGCAGCTGGTACTGCTAAGTTCCAAGTCCTTGGACTTTCACTCGCACCTGATGGCATTTTTCTATCAGACGCATCGGCAGATAACGCACGTGTAGACGTGGTTATGTCCGAGAGCGCTCTGGTCGCATCGCCACTCGCATCCATCTAAAGGGAGCATAAATAATGGCTATTATGAATCGCGCTCGCTTTAGGAAGCTCCTGCAAGAAGGCTTGAACACCGTCTTCGGGTTGGAGTTTCGTAGGTACGAGCAGGAATGGAGACCTATCTATGCGGTAGAAAACTCCATCAAAGCGTATGAAGAAGATGTGTTGCTTGCAGGTCTGGCTGGTGCTCCAGTTAAGCCTGAAGGCGCTCCGGTCACTTATGATCAGGGCGGCGAAGCGTTCACGTCACGATACGTCCACGAGACTATCGCCCTTGCCTTCTCCCTGACGGAAGAAGCTGAGGAAGATGGGCTGTATGGATCATTCGGCTCTAAGTACTCCAAGGCACTTGCACGCTCAATGCAGCACACCAAAGAAGTTAAAGGTGCAGCTATCCTGAACAACGGTTTCGATTCTGCCTTTCCGGGTGGAGACGGAGTTGAGTTGTTCTCGACGTTACATCCACTCTTCGGCGGTGGCGTTCAGGCGAACACGTTCTCAACACAGGCTGATCTGTCGGAGACCTCGTTAGAGGAAGCTCTGATCGCCATCAGTAAGTTTGTTGACGAGCGTTCTATCCCGATCGCTGTACGAGCAGCCAAGCTCATCATCCCAACCGACCTATGTTTCGTCGCTGAACGGCTGTTGATGTCTCCTTACCGTCCCGGTACGGCAGACAACGACATTAATGCCATTAAGAAGATGAGCATGATCCCCGGTGGCTCTTACAAGAATCATCGTCTCACGGACCCAAATGCGTGGACTTTGATTACTGATTGCCCGGATGGCTTGAAGCACATGGTAAGGAAGAACATCCAACGTGGACTCGAAGGCGACTTTGAAACTGGCAACATGCGGTACAAAGCTCGTGAGCGTTACACGTTCGGTTGGTCTGACTACCGAGGTGCATTCGGCAGCTCTGGCAGCACGTAAGCAGTACAGGGCTGGGTGATATGGTTTGCCTCCCTGTCGCGGCATGGTGATCGCGACAGGGTTTCCACCACATTGTGGGAGACCTACGTCACCCAGCACTGGTTTTTTAATTTAACCCTGACGACTCGAAAGAGACTGGAGACAGACAGATGGGCAAACGAAGCACGATTAAAGGCTACTGGCGAGCCAGTGGCGCAACAGAAGCAAGTTCAAGCAGGTTACCAGCACCAGCAGTCGCTGTAGTGCCAGTTATATTGGCAATCAGAGGACTTGATGCCACTCTTGCTGCCGCAGGAATACTGACTGGTTCGTTCATGCCGATAGGGGCTATTCCTCTTCGCGTGGATGTATTGGCTGAAGGCACTGGTGGTACGACACCGTTACTGGACGTTGGCCTTGAGTTGCTAACGCCGGATGATGACGGTCTTGTCGATGGCGCAGCCGTTGATGCCGCTGGTGGTAGTTCGAGTAATGACCTTAGTTCAACAGAGGGTGGTGTGCTACTTGGCACCGTGCTGGCTGAACAGGCTGAGGTCACTGTCAGTGATGGCGGTGGCACAAATGCTACTGGTGGCACGTTCGACCTGTTCATCACGTACACGTTTGATGATGACGGTAAGGTCAACGACTAAGGGAGGGGAGTCATGGCACATACTCGCATACGACCCTTTACGGGCACGACACCAGTTGGTGTTGGTGCTACTTACGTTATTGTTGAAACCCGACCGAGTGATACCGACATACAGGTTGTTGCGAATGGTACGGTCACCTTCACGGTAGATACGACTCTTCAAAACATCACGTATGACGCGAATGCTTTGAATGCGGTGAACCTTCAGACCCTTGACGCAAGTCGGTATGTTGCACCTACTGCTGCGATTTGGACTAACCTGATTGCAAGTGGGAGCATAAGCGCGAGAGCGCAACTCACTGACAATGCAGTCTATGCGTTTCGCATCAACATAACGGCAGGTGCAGCTGGTTCAGTAACCTACGCGATAACGCAAGGATAAACTCATGACGACATCAGGGACGTATATTTTTAATCCTGATCTCGCTGAGCTGGTTGATGAAGCCATGGAGCGTGCACGGATAGACCCTGCCAAGATTACGTCTCGGCATATTTTATCTGCGCGACGTTCCATGCGTTTCATGTTGGCAGCGTGGGCGACTGAGGACTATCACGACTTTCGTATCACGGAGGAGCTAATGACGATGACACAAAGTCAGGCTACTTACGTTGCTGGTACGGACTTTGATCTTGATGTTAGCGGCACAAACATCATCGACATCATTGACGTGGCATTGCGCCGCGATGGTGTAGACACACCCGTCACATTCATGCCTCGAAGTGAGTTTCTCGATATACCAGAGAAGGACACCGAGGGACGACCTGACAGGGTATTCATCGATAAAGGACGTGATGGTATTACCATGACGTTCTGGACGGTCCCTGAGAACTCGACTGACGTAATAGTGTTCAACACTGTGCGTAAGTTTGAGGACTCGGACACCGCAGCTGATACAGCTGACATCCCTTACCAAATGTATGACGCTTTTGCCTATGGTCTGGCGTTCCGTCTGGCTGAGAAGTTTGCGCCACCGGAGCTGGAACAGGCGCTATACGGCAAGGCAGAGATTGCATTCACCAAGGGAACGAATGCCGTTCGCGAGCGTGGTGATGTACGCATCGTTCCAACGTCGAGTCATCGGCGCAGGAGAGGGAGCGCGAGACATTACCGATGAGCAAGACCTACGCTAAAGGCCACAACGCTGTTGCAGAGTGTCAACGCTCAGGGCAGAAGATGATGTACCGCGATCTGGTTGAGGACGGTCACATCCCCGGCTTGCTGGTGCACCCTGATTGGTGGGAACCGAAACATCCGCAGGAGATACCAGTCACGGTGACAGACCCTGTAGCTCTCTACAGACCCGCACCAGAGATATCCATTCCAGTTGGCTACGGGCTGCCAGACGGCACTGGGCTGGATTCCTGCCCACCTGAGCCGAACATACTGTATCCAGCGACAGGGACCATTACAGAGGCTCTCGTTGGTGGTGAGAGGCAGATTGTGATCAGCGAGGCAATGGCATTTATCTTTGGTGAGTGCGTGTACATTCAGCGTGATGATCTCAGCTGGTTTGTCTCCATGACGAGAACGGAGGCAGACTGTCCGTCATTCACTGTGCCATTCAACGCAGCGTTTGATGATGTTGCTGCGGCTGGCAACGATTATTATCTTGGATACACGTATGACAACATATTCACCTCAGACTTTAGTGAGGAATTCGACTAATGGTAGACACCGTAAGAACAGAGGCTGAA